GTTTGTGCGATTCCTGCTATTTTTCCTGCTAAAGTACCTGTAATGGACAAATCAGTATATTGTTGATTTTGTGTATACATCACAGTATCAGGCATATACAAAGCGATAGCATCAGTTGTCAAAACTGTTCTGTTTAAGTATTGACCCAAAGCACCACTTCTACTTTTACCAACAATTTCTTTATAGTTATTCTGAATCAAATTTTGTGTAGCACCAGAATTTCCTATAATAGATGAAGCTGTGGTTGAAAAGAAATTGGATTGTGTATTGAATATATCTCTAATAAATCTATTTGCAGAATTGGTTACCTGTCCTGCAATCGAACTGACAACACTTTTTGCCAAATTTTCTAGTGTTGGATTAAATGAAGCTTGATTGATTGCATTGGTAGAGGTAAATGTTCCTCCGGTTGCTTCTGGTGCAGAGTATGAACTACTTTTCTGTTGGCGAGCATAAATCACCATATAGTGACCTTTGTCGTAGTTTCCTAAATCTATAGGATACCGAAAGGTGTTACTTTTAAATTGGTCAGAAACCAACTCATTCAATGGTCCAGAAGCTTGCGTATCAAAAGAAATGTCTGTTAGACTGAAAAGTGCCATTTAGATAGTCCGAAAGGTTAACTAAGTATATTTATGTCATATAAAGGATGGTTCACACCTCAAAACCCAAAGAAATACAAAGGCAATGCCGATAGGATTGTCTATCGTTCATCGTGGGAACTGAGGGTTATGAAAAAATTAGATGAAAATCCAAATGTCCTTTGGTGGGCATCTGAAGAATTATTTGTAAAATATGTCTCTCCAATAGATAATCGCATACACAGATACTTTCCAGACTTCATAGTTCGTGTCAAAACCAAAGATGGAAAAGAATCTACGAAGATGATTGAGGTTAAACCAGAGAAACAAACCAAACCTCCAACTCAATCCCGCAAAACCCGTAAGATGCTCGCTGAAGCTGCAACATATGCCATCAACCAAGAAAAGTGGAAAGCAGCAGAATTATTCTGTTTGGAACATGGGTGGCAGTTTCTAATACTTACAGAAAAAGATTTGGGTATATGAGATAAATAGTTGGATGGCAAAGACACTATTACAAAGAATAACAGACTCTCTCGCAAAGGAAGGTTTAAAACCTAGAACCAATGCATCCCGAGATTGGTTGAGAGCAAAAGTCAAAGAATTAAATCCCTCTAAACAAGCTCTGATGAACGATAGGCAGAGGTTGAGGGATTCTTCTATCATAGGAAAAATGTATTTCTATTTCTATGATCCAAAGACAAAAGAGAAAATGAAATACTATGACAGATTCCCTCTGGTCATTCCAATTGAAAATTATAAAGACGGATTTTTGGGTCTAAACTTGCACTACATTAGCCCTAGAAATCGAATCATACTTTTAGATAAACTTAGTAGCACAGCATCAAATAATGCTTATGATGAGAATACTAAATTGAGAATAAGTTATGCCTATTTGGCCGCCGCATCTAAGATGTTTGAATCTACACCATGTATAAAAAGATATCTATTCAGTCATGTTCAGTCAAGATTCTTAGAAATCTCTGCAAATGAATGGGATATTGCCGTGATGTTGCCAGTTGAAAGTTTCGTTGGTGCATCAACAAGTAAAGTTTACTCAGACTCTAGGAAAAAATTCTAATGTCATTCTCACCAAATTTATTTCTTTCTAACATACTATCAAAAGATGGTTTAGCAAAACCATCAAGATTTGAGGTTATACTTCCAATTCCACCTCAAGTTGGTCAATTTGTTGGAAATTCAATACTGGAGAAATTGTTAAATTTACCAAACATTTTGTTAGACATTACAGATCAAGTTACTCAATCAAGATCCGTTACTGGTCAACCAAATGCTAATCCATCAATAACTCGTTATTTGGCTTTGCAGTGTGAATCGACAGAGTTACCAGGTAGAACAATTTCAACCCAAGATGTAAAAATTTATGGTCCTGTTTTTAAAGTTCCAACACAAACAGTATATAATGACCATTCTTTTTCTTTCATTTGTACCAATGATTTCTATGAAAGAAAGTTATTTGACACTTGGTTAGAATGTATAAACCCATCAGATACAAATAACTTTAGATACCCAAAAGCTGATGGAAATAATGGCTACATGACCAGCATAAAGATTATACAGTATGATGAATTTATAAAACAAATTTATGCAGTAGAGTTGTTAGATGCATTCCCAATAGCCGTTTCAGCTCAACCCTTAAGTTGGATGGAAGAAGGATTTCACAGATTGAATGTTCAATTTTCTTATCAGAAATACCGTGTTCTATACGAATCAAATTACGATCTTGCTGCTGCAGCGGCTGCACTATTTGGAAGTGCGGCTTCAAGATTATTACCGTTCAATAGAGCAATTTAATAAAGCGAGGTTATTATGTTACCAAAGTTAGATGTGCCAATTTATGAAGTAAAACTTATCTCTACAGGAAAAACTATTCGTTTTAGACCTTTTCTTGTTAAAGAACAAAAGTTACTGTTGATGGCACAACAGAGTGAAGACAATAAAGAAACTGTTACAGTAGTCAAGCAGATTTTGAAAAATTGTATTGTTGATGAAATTGATGTTGACAGTTTGGCAACATTTGATGTGGAATATATTTTTCTAAATCTAAGAGCGCGTTCAGTAAATGATATTGTTGATTTGCAATATAAGTGCAACAACATAATTGCAGAAGAAAAACCATGTGGTTCAATTGAAAAATTTAAAGTAAATTTGTTAGAAATCAAACCAACTTTATCAGAAGGACACGATAAGAAAATTCAATTGAATGATAAAATTGGTGTCGTTATGAAGTACCCAACCTTCGAAATGATATCAAAACTTGATGGTAAAAATGAAGATGAAATTTTTATGGCGTTATTGGTTGATTGTATAGATTACATTTATGATGAAGACCGTATATACAAACCAAAAGAATATACGGCAGAAGAATTAGCTGAGTTTATAGACAATATGCAACAAAAAGAATTGAGCAAGATTCAAGAATTTTTTGATAGCTCACCAAAATTAATTCATAAATTGGATTTCAAATGCAAGAAGTGTCAGTATGAAGAAACAATTAATCTGGAAGGATTACAAAATTTTTTCATCTAGCTCTTTCTCACGATAATTTAGGTAACTATTATCAGTCAAACTTTACACTTATGCACCATCACAAATATAGTTTGACTGAATTGGAAAATATGTTGCCGTGGGAAAGAGAGATTTATGTCAATATGTTGATTCAATTTCTGGAAGAAGAAAAAGAAAAATTAAAACTACAGAGCAGAAAATAAAATGGCATCTTTAACAGATATCTACAAACAAGAAAGAAAAGTTGGCAAAGGTCTTTCATCAGCTTTATCTAAGAGAATGATGGAGAAAATTGACCCAAGACAAATGTTTGACCAATCAGGTCTTCTTGTGGCTATGTTTCCTTCTCTAAAGGCATATACTGCCAAAAGAGAAAACATAGAAAAAACAAAAACCAGTAATAAAACTGGAGCACCTGTAGATACTACTTCAAAAGGTGTTCTTGCAGTTTCTACTATGACTGCAAAAAATACCATGGTTCTTCCTGCGATGGCCAGAGACATGAACCTGATGCGACAAAATATGGCAAAAATGGTCAAGTTGCAGGGTGGAACACCAGCAATGAAATCAGATATGTTTTTCAAGCGTGCTGGTGAAAGAAACACTTTATTTCAGAGTGCATTAGGTAAAATAGTTGGCGATAAAAATAGTTCGATGGGTAAGATTTCTGGTTTGATGGGTCTACTTGGCGGAGGTGGAGAAAGAGATGGTCAATCTCCCGAAACTGCTTTCTATGTAACTGGCGGTGGTGCAGGTGGAGGGTTTGGTGATATTGACCTCGACAGATCACGCGGAGGTAAAAGGGGTGTACCTTCTTGGTTACAGAACGGACTAAAAATTGGTGGCCGTGTAGCAGGAGTTGCTGGCGCTGCATATAGTGCATATGAATTGGCTAATGCTATGGTTGAAAGAGATAGACAATCTGCCACAGCTGCACCTGAAATACCAACAACACCTGCCGCAGAAGCAACAAGAGGTGCTGGAATTAATGAAGGATTAGCTAAAGATATTGTTGATGTTGCTATAAAAGAAAGAATGACAAGAACTCAAGCAGATGCTTTTGCTAAAGAAGTATCTGGCGGTAAATTAGGAATACTTGACTGCTTGAATATGGTTGACAAGAATCTATCTAGAAAATATTTAGAAATGTCAGCTGATAGAACGATAACAGGTATACCAACTAAACCTGTAAGTCCACCTAGTGAAGCTGGCGGCGGCAGAGGTTTTATTAATCCAGAATTCGTAAAAGGTGGTGATGAAGTACCTGAAAATGTAATTACTGATGCTCAAGGTGCACCAATAAAAACTGGCACAGGCGGTTATGCAGTTTCACCTTCTTACGAAACTCCTGCACCAATCCCAGTAACTCCTACTGTTGATAATAGTTACAATGAAGCTGAGAACGCAAGAAACAGAAGATACAATAGACCACCAACACCAGCAACTTCTACTGCAACACCACCATCAGCAGTAACAACACCAGCACCTTCTGCTTCACCAGTTCCAGTTACAGACAATTACATTAAACTTGCTGCAAAATTGATCCGTAAAGAAGAAGGTTTACCAAAAGGTGGTTATGCATACGTTGATAGCCATGGCCATTCTATTGGTTATGGACACTTAATAACTGAAGCAGAAAAGAAACAAGGTTTTATTAACCTAGGTGATGAAACAGTAAAAATTGATTCGGCAAACATATTAAAAACTAAGATGACACCAGATCAAGCAGAAAAACTGTTGGCAATAGATTTACCAAAATATGAAAGACAAGCTAAAACACCTTTGGGTGATGAAGCATGGAACAAACTCAATGATGCTCAAAAAGCAGTAATGATTTCTTCTGCATACAATACTGGTCAAGGTGGAATAGCACATCTTGTAAGTAAAGGATTAAAAGAAGCTATATTAAGTGGAGATATGCAAAAAGCAGGTGATATTATAACTAAGGAAGGTTATAAAAAATCTACCAATGCAAAAACTGGACAAGTAGAAGTTAATCCAGTTTTGGTAAAAAGAAGAGCACAAGAAGGAGCAATGCTTTCATCTGGTACTGTAGAAGTAAATGATGCATCGAGAAATACTAGAAGTGGTCAAATAGGTCAAACAGTTATCAACAATGTAAACAACAGTAGTTCTCCACAAAACAAATCAAGTCCAGATACATCGGTCTATGATGGTGGTTTGTGGAGAAATATGTTGAACAGAACTACAAATTAAAAACCCGGCCTAAGCCGGGTTGTTGTTACTCTTTTTCTGCAAGAGACTTGAAGTAATCCAAATCTTCATCAGCAGCCTGAGCACCATCAAGAACGGAAGTATCTTCTTCCTTGAATGATACAACACTATCTGCTGCCTTAGAACGAGGTGCCATTGCAGCACCATCAAAACCAAGAACCTTATCAAGGCGTGCTTTCAGCATTTCATATGACTTGAAATGTTTCTTCTCGGTGAATTCTTTCAGACCGTGTTCTTTCTTCCACAGTTCTTCAAGTTTAGCATCATCACCATCATAGAGTGCAGACTGGTCAGCAAACTCTGATTTATCATAATTACGATAACCCTCAACATTACGAATCTTCAACTTGAAGTTAGCACCTTCCCACAAATCAAATGGGTTGATTGCCTTCTCATCATCAAATTCTGGATTCATCGCTTCGGTAATTTTATCAAAGATTTTCTTACCGAACTTGAACAAACGAATAGTGCCTTCATTCTGTTTGTTGGAAGGATCAGAGATAACAAGGATGTTTGCGATGTAAGAAAGTTTACGCTTCTGCTTACGGGCAACATTTTTGTTATCTTCGATACCTGAATTCCAAAGGGTGTTGTTATGCTCACAAACAGGGCACTTTTCGTTCAAGGTGGTCAGGCAGTTATCAATCAACCAGCCGCCAGGTCCTTGAAAGCCATGTGAGAATACACGAATCCAAGGAAGTGCATCATCACCATCAACCGCAGGAGCAGGAAGAAAACGGATAACAGCCATGCCATTACCTGCTTTATCTACTTCGGGTTGCCAGAAACGGGTATCGTCTTTAGAACCAGCCTCAGGATTGGACTGGGTTGTTGCTTCAATCGCCTTTGTAAGTTTTTCAAAAGACGATTTGTTACGCTTTAGATTAGCAAAGCTACTCATAGTATTTCCTTTCGTATAAACGGAGTATTAACGGTATATAAACGACTTATTCACAACAACATAATATAAAGGTATTTAGTCGCTACGCAAGCAAAACTTTCAAAAGTTCTATAGTTTTGCCTACATCTTTATGAAGTATGCCGATACCGCCAGCAGCATCAAAAGCTTCGATAACATCGGGTGTGTCATCAATCAGAATGATGCTTTTTCCAGCATACTTACTTTTCTCTTTACGACCAGGAACGATGTTTGGCTTATATGCGATGTTATGCATTTTCAACCACACTTTCTTTTGCTTAGTCACTTCATCATGGAATCGTGGACCACCAGATGAAGAAAGAATTTCTACATCAATTTCTGGATGTTGCTTACGCAGGAACAACAGCAATTGTTCACCGCCAGGGTACCAATCCAGTTTTTCAAAGTTGTTACCTTTGATAAAATCATGCCAATTACCAGACCACATCTTGTTGTCACGCGATGCTTGGTTTGGCATTACAGAATAAAGTTCTTTGTATTTCTTGTTGAAATCGCAGAGAACGCCATCCATGTCCAAATAAATCTTCATTGTTCAATCACCTTTTTCAAAATCAACTTGTATTTTACAGTATCTTGTGGCAAAAATGAGGCATACTTAATCATCTTTTGCCTGTAAACTGGCCAACGAATAGTATCGGTAATCTTTTTTGTCCACATTGGAAGAAAGCCAAGAATCTGATTCAGTATGCACAAAGTTTCTATCTGAATTTCTTTTCGTAGGGTCTTAGTCAAAAGAATTGGATAGTCACCATCAGTTTTCAACAATTCATTTGGATTAAGTTTACAACTTTCAGAAATAAGTTTACAACTTTCAAAGATAAGTTTACAATCATTTTCAAAGGTGTATGATAGTGACTGAATGACTTTTTGCCTAGTGAGATACCGTAAGTGTGATTCTTCTTCCAACAACTGCCCTATCCAAATGTTTTCATTCTCAACGAAGTTAGCCACAAGAAAATCAATCAAGTTATCCTTGTTTGGATACTTGCGTGATAACTTGTAAAAATAATACTTGTCTTTACGATTCTCAAACGATTGGACACTTACTCTTGTCTTACCATTATACTTAAAGAAATCATAGGATTCTTTTGAGAAATGGAGTTTGAGAGATTCGTAAAGAGAGAATGCTTCATAGCCTGTCATATAGGAAGTCGAGAACTTTTCACTTTGAGCATATTCTTGTCCATCGCATCATTCTCAATCTTTGATTTTAGGTTTTGGTTTACGAGTGAAGCCGCAACCTCAATCTCAAGACCGGTTGTTTTGCAATGTTCAACAATTGCTTCTACATAATTTAAGTCGGTAGTTGCAACAAGGGTTTCAATCGCCCTTGCAAACTTAGCCATTTCATCTTTTGTGGGCTTCAGGATCTACATCTTTCAGCGTGACATTTTTTGTCATTTGGTCGACAGTCCATTGCCACGATTTATTACTATTAGCTATCTCTTGCCATGGTTGGGCATATTCTTCTTCAGTTCCCTGCGCTTCATATTCTTCTTCTAGGTCTTCATCTTCCAAAGTAGCAGATTCTTGATAATCTTTTGCAATCGAAAGCAAATTATCAATTGCATCTAGAATTTCGAGTTTAGTTCGATTTCCTAAATTAAATTTCCCAGTCAAAGACACTTCACCATCTTCATCAAAAATGCTCAAATTGATTTGCATAATATTTTCCTAATTATTTTTTAGCTTGTGCTGCTACATTGTGCGATTGAGCCGAAGCGGCGAATGCAACACAGATTACATCACGTTCACTTGCATAAGAACAACGAACTGATAGTGGGTCAATACCTTTTGCGATTGCACTATCAATGTTTTGTGACATTAGTTTTCTGTCACTAATATTGTAATAACTAACACAAGCAATCAAAGCAAGTACCATCATTGTAATGCAAATTGGGACTGTCAATTCTTCTTTCATACTAATTCTCCTTTTTCGTATGATTTACGGTTATAAAAGATATGTCTACCAATGACATTTGTTCTAATCATGTTTGGCCATCGTGGGTTAACATAATCGGCATGATAGAACATAGCACCGTTAGATGGATCTGATACTCTTTCATAATTGATATAGACGAACATTGCTATATCACGAATAGCATTATACAACTTGTTGTCACCATTTGTCAAGACCTTGCTTGTTGCTATTGCCTTGGGCTTGTCTTCGCACCACCATGAGAATTGGCAAACATTCTGAATCTTCTGTTTGACAACACCGCAGATACTGTCTGCAAATTTGCCACTCTTTAAACGATTCATTGTAACGAATGCAACAGCAAGTTTACCTTCATCTGGTTCCATTGCAGACTCAAAGTAAATATTTTCAGCTAGGCATTCTACTTCTTCACGGGCATCTGGCGTCAGACTGCTATAGTATGTCTTAAATGGAAGTGAGTATTTCGTCGATTCCACCATGTATACTGTAGTTATCATCAATGTAACTGCCATAGCCATAGTAAGTGTTATGCTTCTAAGCATTGTTTCTCCTTGTGTGTAGACGGGGGCATGGAGAGATGCCATACCCCCTTCTTATTACGCAGACTTCCTACTTGCCTTTGTTTCTACAGTAATATTCGAAACGAAGCCATTAAGGGTTTGAGCCTTAGTGATAATGTCCGCTTCAGAAGGATACTGTGGGAAGCCTGGGTGTGGAGGCGGGGTTTCGCCTTTGATTTTTGCGGTCTCACATTGCATGGACCAATCATTACTGATTTGCTCTCTCTTACCGTAGTAGTCATCAGAAAGCATATCTTTCGCCATTTTTAGTAGTTCAAGGCGAATTTCGAACGGTGTCATATTAGACATAAACTTCTCCTGTGTGTGTTAACCAGCTGTGTGTGTTGCTGGTAGTTTATTTAGTAGGCCCAGGATACGAACGAGTATCTGGTACCACTTTTTACTGCATCAACCCTGTGTGGGAATAGAAAAACTGATGGAAATACGATTACCGTACCTTTATGCATTTCAATAACCTTGTCTTTCCACATGACAAACTCACCACCAACAAAATCATCATTTAATTGACCAACAAAACTCATTGTTGGTATACCTTTCATTGTACCATCAAACATGGAGTGAATGTGGTCACAATGTTCAGCCATTACTCTATCTTCCGAATACTTATTGAATCGTATACCAGAATATCCTGCCCAACTGTTGAACCAAGGAAAATTGATATCAGTCAGGTATCTACTAAGACCATCCCAAACTTTTTTCATCAATACTTCTCTTGTAGATACCTTATCATATGAAACATCCAACTCACGATTACCACTTCTATCAGAATATGAGCCATCTGTAGGATTATAAAATGTATGTTGTCGCCATCCTAATTGTTCCATTTCTGCAACAGTCGTATCGCAGGTTTCATCATCAATAAAATTATGATAGACTTTTAGGTACGATTCAAGATTTTTATCCATGATTAGTCCCATAGACCTTCATAATATCTACCAAACAAACGAAAAGCATTACTCATTCTTTTCTGATGTTTCGCTAGACGCTTACTATCAATCCTGAAAGTGTCGTTTGGACCTTTTTCCAAAGTATACATTGTTGGCTTACCATTTTCATTCCATTGACAAGGAACAGTTTTCTTATCATGCTCACCAGAATAATATTGTTCTGTCCAATCAATAGTCTTCTGTTCAAACGCCCAAATCATTTCATCCAAAACCCATGCCCAACGAAGATGAACAAAATCATCAGTATCCCATTCATTCTCTGGCTTAGGTGCTGAAGTGCTACGCAACTCTACAGGAACATCCTTATCGTCAACCAACGGAGAACCATGCTTTGTCTCTTTCAGCTGCTTGAGCATTGGAAGAATAATCAGAGCAAGAGTAGAATCCATGTTCCAAGTGTCATGCTTGTCAATACGAATTTTGATTGTTTGTTTGCGTTTTGATTCAAACCAAATACAAACTCGCATCAACCAAGAATCTTCTCCTGTCTTGGTTGATGCAAGCCATTCACCAAAGTTATGAACCCAGTCCGGAGTTGTTTCGAATCCATGTTCATCCTTAACTTTAGGTGCCCAAAAGCAAAGGGCTTTGGCAATCTGATATGGACCAATCCAATTTTTATACGGACCAATGTAAATTTTCATCGCACTAAATTCCTAGAAACAAATTGACTAATAGCATAACGACCATCACCAAATGTTCTTGGTGTATTATCAAACTCAAGTCTATCTACTTGATGTAGAATATGAGAAGGAAACATAACCATTCTATTATTTTTCACTTCAACGCTATGGTCATAATCAGAAAAAATTAAATCGCCATTTGTAAACTTCTTAGGCTCTCTATAAAACCAAGTTATTGCGGTGTAGATAGAAAAATCATCATGTGGTAAATAGTAGTCATCTTCATCATACAAAGTAAGTGTAGTATAGTCTAAATTACACTTTCGAAAATAATCATAACCGAAAGATAGATCAGAGAAAGCCTTCTTAATTTCATTTGAGAATAACTTACGATTTGCGTGAAGAATGTTCGATATGTTTCTATCAGCATAAACATTATCTAGGTAAATACACTTTGTTTGTTTAACAGAAACACCATCACGATCTTTCTCTGTATTTGATAATGAACCATCTTTAAATTTATGTTGATAAGAAAGAAAATCTAATTCTTGCCAAATAAAATTTAAATGCAGTTCATCGTAGAATTCGTCTACGATCAAATATGGAAATGGTTTTGTCACTTGTGTAATAATCATAATATTCCAATAGAAAAATGGGTTTTTAGAGAACCCATTGAAACTCTATTCATTAGAATGATACGCGGAGACCAACAGAGGTTTGGCTACCTTTGAATGTAGTAGCATCGCTCATGTCGAAACGGCGAGTATGGTCTGCAACGATAGCAGCATTAGAATTCAATGCATATGCAACGCCTACGCCAGCAGTTGAAGCCCATCCGTTTTTACCGGTTTCAGGATTGAATTGCTGAACACCAATTGCGGGAGTAAGCGAAAAGCCTTTGCCCAAGGCAAAAGGTTTTCCTACTGATACGCCAACGGCTCTGTAAGTATCACGAACATCTTGTAGAGAGCCAGTAACTTTGAAACCAAGAATTGGTTGGCTTACAGAGTATTGAACTAGGTCCTTGTTATAAACATTATCACGGCCAGTCATTACAGTTAAATCGGTTGCCGATGCGCTAGCCGCAAACATCAACGATACAGCAAGAATTGCTTTTTTCATACTTACTCCTTTGTGTGAATGTATGCCGGATGATTGGGTGATAAGGACATCCGGCGAAACCTCATCTAGTGCATTAAGCAGCTAGAGCGTATAACTCATCGTTTGCAGTTATAGATTTTGCTTGATTTACGGTCATCGCCTACCGTGCTGTCCACTCTGTTACTCTTTGCCCTGTCGAAACCATGACTGGCCCATCATAAAGAAACTTAAAACATTCCTCGTTTGATACGATCTTGTCTAGCCCATTCTTCGTAAGGTAAAATTTTGTTTTTATTCTTCTTACGCTCACAATATGCTAGATAATCTTTATCTGTCTTAGCAGTAGGCAACTTCTTATATTTGCCTTTATAAAATTGTCCACTACCATTCCAGGGATTAGCGTATCTCATCATCAATTTCTTTATGGTGGACCAGGCGGGATTCGAACCCGCGTCCAGAACACTTTTCTCTTTGCTTCATACAGCAATAACAAAGTAAATTTACAATCAACAACAAAGTAAATTTACAAAAATATATCCGGTTTGGATTCGAACCTTGTCCATGTATTGTCTACCTGCGTGTCCCACCACACCGACCGGATAATATATTTATTACTTCTTAGGAGTTAGAGGTCTACCAACAAGGTCTGTGTTGTTACAAGCAGGAACATTACCACCAGCGGCGTGCTTCAACATATCAGGTATGTTATCAATACAAAAAATCAATGAAGTTCCACCAGCAGGTCGAATATCCGCAGCAGCAGGGGTGATAACGGGATTACCAGAACCACTAACAACATAACCACCAGAACCAGTTCGCATAACTCCACGAACATTTAGGTTATTGGACGAACTTTGAGCAAGTGCAACACTTGAAAATACGGCAATAAAAAATAGCACAAAAAATTTCATGTAAAACTCCTATTAATAATAAAAAAAAATTACTTCTTGGCTTCGGCTTTCTTTTCGTCTTTCTTAGCTTCAGCTTTCTTCTCTGCGGCTTTATCAGCAGCAAAACCAACAGTAGCGAAAAGTGCGATAACGATAAAGGTAAGTGCTTTCATGGTATTTCTCCTAGATTAAAAAGGTCATATGACCCATAACAAATAACGCTTCATAAAACTTACAGTTGACTGACAGACTAACATCTGCCTAACTATGTATAACAGTATACAGCTAGATATGCTTTATGTCAAGTATTGTTCCAATAATTACCAATATACTCATTCAATTTCGATACATAGTTACACTTCTCACGGATGAAGATTTGTGGTTTACCTTCTTCATTCGCAATTGCAACAACTATCTGTTCAATTGGTAATCCAGTTCTTTCTTCAAACATTTCAGCATATGCTGTGCATTGTATGAAGTAATTTTGGATCCAATCTTCTTTCTTTTCTTTGATAGAATTCTTGTAGTCAACGATAGATAACTTACCATTCCATTCCGCAATACAGTCTGTTCTGCCTGCCATTCTCAATCTATCACTATACAATGCCTGCTCAAGACCATATACATTACCAACATTCTGGTCAATATACGGTCTTAACTGTAGAAAAAAGTCCTTGATATCTGGCATCATCATACGAATTTTCATATCGTTCAATTCGTTGAGCAGATACTTTTCGCAAACACTATGCAACTTGGTTCCACGACCGGAAGACTTCTTTACAATTTTATTCGATTCTTCTTCACCAACTCTTTTACGCCATTTAATCAAAAATGATTTATCGGTTGAATGAGACAATATCGTAGTCACAGAAGGATAACTGTTGCCTTCGGGTGTCGTATACTTTCTACTGCCTTCTACTGTAACAGATTTCAGGTCAAAATCTAGTTCAGGTAATTTCACAAAACTAAAATGCATTAGGGCATACGCCAGGTCGCGGGTTTGTTTTTATCTTTCATTTTCTTGTAATGCTTTTCAACAATCTCCCGAGTACGGACATTCTTGATAGATTTCCTATTGTATCGTTCGCCAACAACACTTTCGGGATGATGTTCAGCAACCTTCGCAAGCACCTCTTTGAATCCTTCGGGTACTTTATTGTTGGATGAACCAATAGAAACACCCGTGACAATCATGGGTGCAGACAATAGCAATTTAATGTTTGGATTTTCTTGGAGAAATTCTTCTCTCTCCGAGTATTTCATTATCAGGTCAAATTCTTCACCTGTTTCAGTATCAACAAAGCTGTAGGTTGGCATACCAGTCGGGTACCTTTCTGTTTTTCCAATTCGCAAGATGCGTCTTATTCTTTATATAGTAATTGCGATATGATGCAATGGAATCACCAGGCACTTT